ATGAGTTCGACCGCAGCGCCGGAACCGCCGCAGGATCCCCAACCGTAGGAATTGAACCACCAGCTGATGCCGGAAGCCCCGGTTCCGACAAGGCAGACCTTAAACACGCCCTTGGGCAGTTCGGCAGCAAAAGTATGCTCGCCGCCGGAATAGACCAGTACAGTCTGAGGTTTATAGGGATTTTTAACCCCGCCGCCGAGCGGCGTGAGTGAAGTACGAAGTACCATGATTATTCTCCTTAATTTAGGTTGCACAAAAACACCACAGTTCTGCGGGGCAGAAACCATGGGATAAACGCGGCAAAAACCGGTTTATGGGAAAACGGGCCAAAGCCCGAAACTCACAAAAAAAGCCCCGGACTCAGCCGGGGCAAGAAAATCAGAAGCAGACTTTAGCTTCGACCACCTCTAGCGCGGCATTGCGCGCCGTGAAACTTTGCAGCGGTATGGAAGCGGACACCGTCCCCGCCTCGTCAAGCAGCTCTGCTGTATAACGCGGAGAGCCAAGCGGTGCTGATGGATAGTGATAGAGATTGGCAAAATGATAGGTCGTGCGCAAAGACTGCCAGACCATTTGAAAAACAACCGGCTCGGCATCGGTTTTCGGCTCGGCGACGCGATGAAGCCGGAGTTTGTCGCCGGACGTGAGATGGATAATCATTTCATTATTTGGTTTAGACATAGCGTTTCTCCTAAAAAGGCTCCGGTATGCACCGGAGCCGTTGAGGGTTAATCAAAAAGTTTGAAAGACAGCATAGCAACGGCAGCTTCCGTGAGATCAGCAGCTTCGAGTACGGACGCGTTGCCGAGATTGCCGTCTTCATCGCTGAGTTCGGCGAAAAAGCAGCTGGTGCCGCCGCCGAATACCGGCTTGGGCGCGACGGTCAGGCAGCCAATGCGTTTTTCGGAAGTATTAACGGTAACCGCAACGTCATAGCGGGCGGTGGTGCAGCCAAGTTCTTCGGCAGTGCCTGCCGGAACCAGCCGGATGGCAACGGGGGTTTGGATTTCAATATCGTTTGGGGTCATTTTATTTTCCTTTACAAAAGCGGGTTAGATTTTAGCGGAGTTAACCAAGTCGGACAGAGCCTGCAACGGCTCTTCAATTTCCATCAGGCATCCGCCGATATAGTTAGCCTGGCGTTCGGCATCTTCCGGAAAAGCATTTTGAACGGCTGATTCGACACGGCGATTAATTTTCCTGAGTAAAACTCGGGCTGTTGCCAGCTTTGCCTGAATGACGGCTAAACGTTGTTCTGAAGTAAGCATTTTATTCTCCCGGCAGGTTCCGGGGCCGAAGCCCCGGAAAAGATTGACAATTATTTGAGTTTGTAGATGGCGTCGGTTGCCTGAGCCAGACTGTTGAGGTTGGCAGTCAAATCGGACAGATTGCCAAGCCCGCCAACAAGGTGGGTATAACGACGGCTGTCATCATAGTCTTCCGGAGCAGGTTCTGCCGCATGGCGAACCTGTTCAATGACCTTTTGAGCAAGCATCTCAATGGCAGTAAGGTTGGATTGCATAACGGTTAATTTATCTTTTTCAGTTAACATTTTGATTTTCCTTTCTTAAATTCCGGTGCGACACCGCGTCGCCCCCTGTGCTTGTTGTTTTTGCTTAATGTTTCGGTATTGTCCAGTCTTTATTTGCGATTAACGCATTGTTTTTGCTTTATTTTTAAGTACAGAGCAGCAGAATCGCCCTTAAAGATTAAATTTTATCCAGCAAACCGATATAACGCGCATAATCGTAACCTTCCGGATCAATCAGCAGGGTCGGCTTGCCATGACAACAAAGAGCGATGACAGACAGCACAGGCTTCCCCTGATATTGGGTATAACCACCCTTGCCGCAAAATTCCGGACGGCTTTTCAGACAGGAATTGCCGAAGTCACTGTATTCAGCAGCGGTCAGCTCCCAGACTTCGGTTATGAGAACGGCTGTGCGATTTAGGATGTGGCAGCTAAATTCTTCAACTTCCCGCAGAGAGCTTGGCTTGCGGACAAGACGGGTGTGGATCAGCGTATTAATCAGCGGATGCCGAGAGGTTTTGATTTCCATAATTTTATTCCTTTACAAAAAGCGGTGGAGCAGCTCCGGCGACAAAACACCGGAGCCGCAGCGATTATTTTTCCAGATTCAGAATGCTGAGGTCATAGCCCATTTCTTTAAGGACAAGAAGTTTTTCCTTAAGCGGCGGCTCTTTTTCCAGCCAGCACATAGCGTCACTTTCGGTCGTACCGCCTTCCAAAATAGGTTCAATCAGCTTTAATTTGACCAAAACATCAGCAAGATACGGCTCATCATCGCGAATAGAGGTAGCCTCATGCCACAGTACTTCGTCAATCAGAGATTTGGGAGTGATATTAAATTTTTTAGCCATTTTATTTTCCTTTCTTAAATTCGTGAGCAACACCGCGTCGCCCGACTGATGTGTTTGTTTTTGCTTAATGTTTCGGATTAGTCCAGTCTTTACTTGCAGTTAATTCATTGTTTTTACTTATTTTATTTGCAATTTTTTTTATAAAACTGGCTTTGGACGACATGGCGAGCGTTTTTTGCCGTGCAGGGAGGGAAATTTTATTTCGGCGTTCTTTTGTACGCCGGAAATCATATATTCCTCCGGTTGGGCCGCCGGGACGGTTTTGCCGTCCCGAGAAATCTGCATTCCGGCGCATTATAAAAAAAGAATGGCCTCGGTTTTGGTGCGGAGCGTCTCCAGATCGGCGGAAAACTCATCTAAAACAAGTTGGAGAACGGCACCGGTCAGATTTTTATAATCCTGCCCACTGAAGCGAGGGGTGTAAAACAGCTCATGCGGCGTTTGCATTAAGGCATACGGAATGGCGTACAGGTCTTTCCAGGTCGTACCGTCCAAAACACAGGCTTTGGCATAACTTTGCGGCGCAAAACTGTCGGATTTGATTTCGAGCTTTATGGTACGCCCGTTCAGTTGATAGATTATCCGACAGGTAACGCTTTGGCTGCCGGGATAAATAATGCTTTCAATGATATTTTCGTTTGGCATGGTTTTATTCCTTAAAAGAAGGCTCTCCGGAGAGAGCCGGGTTAGTCTTAATTTTGAGCAAAGAAGTTGTTGACAATACGGCGGCAGATTTTTAAGGCCGCAGGGTTCCAGGCTTCGGAAAAACTTTCCGGATGTTCGGCATAGTCATTGAGAAAATCTTCAAGACGGGCAGCAATCAGGCAGCGGGCGTCACTGTTTGAGCCGTCAGTCTTAATTTGCTCGCAAATGTTATCGCTGAGTTCGTCGTCGCCTAAAAGATTATAAATGGCGTCTTCCGCCTGATTTGCCTTCAGAGGTTTGGCCATAAGAGCGGCCAACTGTTCAGCTGATTTTTTAGTTTGAGGTAAAGCCCAAGTTCCCATTTTATTTTCCTTTCTACATTTGGGAGCGACACCGCGTCGCCCGCCTGATGTGTTTGTTTTTGCTTAATGTTTCGGATTAGTCCAGTCTTTATTTGCAATTAGCGCATTGTTTTTACTTGTTTTATTTTGAAACATTGCAAACAGGGAAAAGATTTTCCCATACGGAAAGTTCAGAGATCTCAGCTAATGCAAACGATTGGCTTTTTACAATGCTGGTATGCCCATTCCATCCAATAAACAAACCAACCGAGCCGATCGGAAATCCAGTCATAGCCCGGCTTCATAAATTCAGGTTTGAAACCGATATAACAACCAAGTTCGTCTCCGACGGTTTCGACATAGGATGGTTTATGCGGACGAGCCTGATATTCGGCAAGCGTTTGTTCAAAAAAACGGATAACAGAAGGCGTAATTTTGAAATAACCGGGATAATCCTTAAGCCAAATGCCGCCGACTGACATACGTTCTTGACATTTGCCGCCGATGGTCTCAACCATTTTGCCAAAGTCTTTATAGGCCAAGTCTATACAGTTTTCTTGCTCGCCGCAGGCAAAATCCAACAGTTCATCGGCATCGACAGAATAAACGCTGCGTTTTCTTTTGCCGTCTTCCCAGTAGATTTCTTGTTCGCCAATACGAATAGTATACCCCATTTTATTTTCCTTTCTAAAACTTGGGAGCGACACCGCGTCGCCCGCCTGATGTGTTTGTTTTTGCTTAATGTTTCGGATTAGTCCAGTCTTTATTTGCAATTAACGCATTGTTTTTACTTGTTTTATTTTGCAAAATATTTATGAAAACGAATTTTGCAGACAACAGACGGCTTTTTGGGGCGGCGGAAAAGAAAATTTTGTTTCGGCGTATTATTGTACGCTTGTTTGTCCGTACGCCCCGTTTACGCAGCAAAGCGGCTATCTGGTTTCGGCCAAGGCAGCATTGGTTTGCTTGAGCAAAGCCGGAGAACGGTAGGTTTCAAGCAGTTTGAAAACAATCTGCCGCCCTTCAACGCTGCAGGAACGCAACAGGCGCAGAAAATCAAGCTCTTCATCGGTCAACGGCGTGGCGCCGGAATTATCGTAATTGCCAAAGAACCACGCTACCGGGCAGGAATATTCAACGGCAAGCTGGTGGAGCCGGCCGGCAGATATTCGGTTTTGCGCTTTCTCATACTTTTGGAGCTGCTGAAACGTGAGTCCGATGGCAGCGGCAACATCCATTTGCGAGCGTCCAAGCAGATTACGCATTTGCCGAATTCTGGCACTGACAGCAAAATCGGCATCAAAACGGCGGCGGGCAGATTGATTGGTATTGTTCATTGTTGTTTCCTTTCTTCAAAGCCATAGAGCTTGCGCTGGTCAGACCAGAGAAGCGGTATGGGATGTTTTTTCATAAAAGCATAAGTTAAGAATTCCGGAGATTTTCCCGATAAGACGGACTCAACGATTGCCGGATCAATCATCGAAAGGCGCATGGCAAAGCGAATATCACGTTCATTTGTTTTGGCAGATGCCGTGAGTTCCTGAAGCGACAAACCGGACTCCATCATTTTTCGCCAAGCGAAACCTTTGGCTATTTGCCGAGCCAGCCGGAGTGATCCGTTGAAGCGGCTTTCTTCCTTGGCGGTGGCCGGAACGATGATTTTTGCACCGTTGGCCAAGCGTGTCGCCCGGTAGGCAACAGAGATTTGAAACGTTTCGTTTTCTTTATATTCTACTTCGGCGAGCCGGTTATTTTGCGAGAGTTCGGCAAAGACGCCAGCCAGCCCGGCTTTCTTGACATCAAGGACGATTTTGTCCTTGTAAATGGTAACTTTGGCCAGCAGTTCACGAAGAATGCGGCGTTTTTCGGTTTCAAACAGACTGTTCCAGACATCGTCAAGGCTGTTAAAAAGTGCAAAAGCGGTGGAAACGTCAAATTCGTGATGATGAGAAATGTATTGTACGAAAAAGTCCCTGCTTTTGAGGATGGCAAGCACCTGTTCCATAACCACGCGGTCAATTTCGCTGGTGCGAATCTGATTAATGGGGCATTTGTCTTCCAATTTGCTGGCGCGGCGGTAGCAGCGATAATAATGATAGCGAATGTCTCCCTTGCAACAGTAACTCGGCGTCATGGCTGAACCGCAACAACCGCAGAAAATAAGACCGGTTAAGGCCGCGGTTTCTCGTTCACCGCCGGAAGACGGCATTTTAGGGCGTCTGGTTTCACGTTTCTCCTTGTGGGCGGCAAAAACAGCCTGAACCATGTCAAACTGTACCGCGTCGATAATGGCGGCATGCTGACCGGGATATTGTTTGCCGCGGTGGGCAACCATGCCTTTATACAATGGATTTTGTAAAATGCGCTGGACAGTTTTGACCGAAAACTTGCGGCCGCCGAAAGTTCGCCCTTGCCGGGTGGTATAGCGTTTGGTACGGATGCCGCCGGAATTGAGGGCATCTGTCGTATCTGCCAGAGAATGGGTATTGCAAAAAGTTTGGTAAATGAAACGAACATTTTGCGCTTCCGTTTCGTTAATGACCAGACAGCGGTCGCCGATATCATAACCATACGGCGGACACCCTCCCATCCACATGCCTTTGGCCTTGGACGTGGCGATCTTGTCACGGATGCGGTCTCCGGCATTTTCGCGTTCAAACTGAGCAAAGACCAGAAACATATTGACCATTAAGCGCCCGATGGCGGTGGTGGTATTGTAATATTGGTTTTCCTTGACCGAAACGAATTCAACGTTATATTTTTCGAAAATGTCAAGCAATTTGAAAAAATCGCGAATTTCACGGGTTAGACGGTCAATTTTATAAATGATGACCCGGTTAACCAGACCGCACTGAATATCGGCAAGCAACCGCTGGAGTGCCGGGCGGTTTAGCGAGCCTCCGGAATAGCCGCCGTCGTCATAACGAGCGGGCAGCAGTTGCAAAGCCGGATCATTAAGGGATTTGAGATAATTGGTACAGAATTCGTACTGGTTATCCAAAGAATTGAAATCCTGTTCCAAGCCTTCTTCAGTAGATTTACGGGTATAAATGGCACAATTGATTATTTTTTCGGGCATGGCACGGTCTCCCTGACGACTTGGATGCGGGTTTGATGAGCGGCAAAAAAGTCTATAATCTGCGTCAAGCGGGTAGAATTTTCGCCAAAAAAGATTGTATCTTCAATTATGACGCCATCTATTTGCCCGAAGCGGATATCTTCAAACAGATTTTGCAGACCGTTGGTCTCTCCGTTTGCGGACAAAACAAGCGTATCGGAATAATGCGGCAGGGATTTTCCCAGACGATAGCGAGCAGCGAAATCCAGACAGCGCTGATATTGCTCCCGATCGGCTTTGCAGCCGGTGTCAGCAGGATGGCTGCGGGTGTATATGGCATAGGTCATTGCGCAGTCTCCGAGAGTTTGAAGAAGCGCTGGACGTTCCAGTTGGTGCCGCCGGTAATAAAACGTGCAATTTTTGCCAGCGAACTGTAATGGATGCCATTCAGAACGAAATCTTCATCGGTAACTTTGATTTTATAGGTTTCGCCGCGATATTCCTTGACAATCAGCGTACCGGCCGGCAGAGTAATGCGATTTTTGCGTTGGGCATAAACCGGCGTTTTTCCCTGATTTAGATCATCTATCATGCGCTGGGCACTAGAACTAATCCCGCCGAAAGCCAGAACCTGAAGCTGATAGGTTATCTTGGGAATCAGCTGGCGGCGGCTTGCGGTCAGCGGCGCTTCGGCATTAAACAATTCTTTATATTTTTTGCGAAGTGCTTCGATGGGCATTTTGTTGACCTCTAACACCTCTTGTAATACGCTAGTCATTATTTGTATCTCCATGGTTGTTGGCGTCGGTGTCAGTTGTGCTTACATTTGAAATTAGTTCCAGTCTTTTGTTGCCTGTTGTCCCTTCTTTCTTGGACAGATGGCGATGAAAGGCAAGCGTGAGCAGACTGGTGACAACGATAAGATTTTCCGGTTGGGGATTGGGCAAGGTGTCCATAACAGCAAACTCCATTTATTAAACTCTGATTTAGCGAATCAACGGTTGCATAAAAAAATGAAATTGCCGATGCGGGGAGAAACACGGGAGAGATGAAATGACGGGAAAACAGTTTGTTAAGTTATAAAAAAATGCATTTTATTTCACTTTAGGCTGGACTTGTGAAATTGTTTCCGGCTTTGTTTGGTTACAGACGACAATGGTGTCGTCCTGAACCAGACAAACGAAAGGAAAGAAAATGAATGATAAGGTAAAATACCCGGAAATTACGGTAGAATTGATTGGACAGAACGGAAACATCTTTAATCTGATTGGAATCTGCACACATGCCATGCGCCGGGGCGGCGTGAACCGGGACGAACGGGACAAATTCGTCGACGAAGTGACGCATGCCGGGAGCTATGTGGAAGCGCTGGCGGTTATCATGCGGTGGGTCAATGTGGAATAGGCAGCAGTCCGGTATATAAACAACGGCTCTTATTCGGGAGTTGTTGTTTATTCTTTGATAAAAACAAAGTAAAAATTCTTAAAAAACAGCTGAAAATTCAGGATTAGTTGTTGTTGGCAGGAGTATCTAGAGGAGAATCCTCAGGAAATTCAAAATTTTCATTAAAATAAAGGGATAAGATAGCTAAAACGTTTTTATCCGGAGCAAGATTGCCAAGCTCTATTTCTTCAAGAACAGAAAGAGGAATGCCGGATTCCGAGCTTAGCTCCGGAAGCGTAACCCCAAAACGTTGGCGATAGGACAGCAAAAGCAGGCCAAATCCTGCATTGGCAAACGAAAATACATTTTTGTTCAATTCATAACCCCTTTTCTGACAACACTCCAGGACAAGCCTCAGGTGGAGGAGTTCTCAGACTTCAACAAGCGTCCGTGCCTATTTGTTTTCAAAAGAAAACTTATTCCGCACCCTCCTCCGAAAAGGAATTGTGCAGAATTACACCAAGTTCTACGGACTTGTGCTGAAGGGCTGAGAGGCCCCTATGTGACTTATAATAATCATCGTCGGAAATAACCGACAGAGTAATTGTAAGGGCTTATATCTTAAAATGCAATTAAAAAAAATGATTATACGGGGCTTGCGGTTGCTCCCGGTTATACCGCAAATGGTAATTTTATTGCGATAGTGTATTTATTAGCTAGACTTATAAAAATGTTTCCGGCTTTGTTGCTGTTGTAAAAGATAAACTATAACGAAAGGAAAAAGATATGACAAAACAATCAAAAATGTTACAGCTACTGACTCAGATTAAACGAGAGTTTAACATTGGTGAACCCAGATTTCCGCATCTGAAGTTGAAAGTCAGTGACATCAGTCCGAAACAGGATGCAATCGAATTATATATCCGAGCCAAGGATATTCTCTGGAACTCAAACCTTCCTCAAAGGCAAGTTGCGGATATTATTCTTGATCTTGGTGCAGCAGTGCAGCTGAAAGATGGTAAAAACATTCTTCAAGAAATTGTAAAACTCTTTTCCTTATATTAAGAGATTATCCCCTTACTCAAGGCAAGGGGATATTTTTTTGCCGTGCAGTAAAATATGCGGTGTTTTGTGTTTATTAGCTGGACTTATGAAAATGTTTCCGGCTTTGTGTGTTTGTAAGCAACAAAACCCTTGATTGGAAAGAAATTAATATAACACACAAAGGAGAAACACTATGGATATTAAATTGACTGCTGCTCAGGAAAAATTGATTGAAGCATTAAAAGCTAATCCCGGAACTGATGCTCAAGAGCATCTGAACCACATCCATAATCAGGCAATTGCCGATGAGATGATTAACCGGCTGCTGAAATTTGGCATCTTACATCTAAATCCGGAAACAGGTCTCCGGGAACTTGCCCCCGCCTATATGGCTACAGCGACAGCTAACGCCGATGTCGATGCGGTGGAGGAAGAAAGCGATATCATTCCGAATGTGGAATTCGGCGATACAGTGACCGAGAAAAATGAAGAAAGGCAGAAAACAAAAGCTGCTGGGGACAGTGAATCGGCACAATCGGAAAGAATTAACAAAAAAGGACTAATCTTAGAAATGCTGCAAACCAAGGCAAGCTTGGACGAGATGGTAGCAGCAACTGGCTGGGAAGAAAAGTCGGTACGCGGAGTAATAAGCCAGCTGAAAAAGGAAAAGCACCTAAACATCTGCCGCGAAAAGGATGAAAACAAACAAAACTTCTATTATATTCCCGCCGCAGAAGCAATCGAAACGGCATAAAACAAGAAGTTATTTGTAAAACCCTGCAAGAAAAACTTGTGGGGTTCATTTTTTTACTTGAAAATTATTAAAAGTTTATTAAAATTGTAAGTGTTTATATTCTCTATTTTGAGTTGTAAAAATATGGGAGTTTTTTATGAATTTATTAGCCAAAGAATATTTCAGCCTTCAAGAAATCAGTAATATTTGGGCTGTTTCAAGAGATGATTTACTTTATTATGGGGAAAATAACATCTTGGAAATTAGTGTCAGACCAGCAGCAATTGCAGCAGGAATAGAAAGAGTTTGCTATAATACTGAATTTGCAAATTATCTTGCCGAGGGGAAAAGCCAGTGCTTTTCCCCTCAACCTTTATTACCGACAGATATCTACCGGATTATGAAAGCAGGTACAGATGCTGTACCTGTCTATCATACAAAATATAGATTCCATGAAAAAATTTCAGATATTATAGAAAATAAGGGAATTTTGCTTTCTTATACAGACTTGGTCGTAACCAGAGCCGAAAAGCATTGTTTTGAGATAAACAACGGAATGTGTTTGAACGGGAGACAGATTGATATCTTCAGACATTCCGGAGATTTTCGAGAAGTATATTATGATAACCGGAGATATCAGTTCGGTGTGATACAGGCGAGAATCATTGCATTGCTTTATGCTGCAAGCCGGACGGAGATGCCTTGGGTGCACGGGAAAGATCTGTTAAATAAAGCGGGATCAGAAAGTCTGCGAGTGGCCGCTCTGTTTCGTGGAAATATCGGCTGGCAGGAGCTTGTATTTTCTGACCGCCGCGGCTATTATCGTTTAAGGCTTCCCCTTCGGCATATTGTTCCTGTTCAGCCGCAACTTCAGTTTGCCATATGAAATCCTAATATTATCTGTTTGAACAATCCCGAAAATATCGGGATTTTTTTATTTATTTCAACCATTGCGTTCCATACGGTTTCCGTACCATAATTAGCACTTTTCCAAACATAATAATGTAATGTTTGATATCTTTTTCTATTACTTGTTTGTTTTCTATAAAAAAATAAACAAGTAATGAAAGATATGCTTCATACTCCGGAACTGCCAATGTCCGTCTGTTTTTCCGGTTTTTAATATGCTTAGAATGCAGCTATAAAGCAATAACGGAGAATTCAAGATGGAAAAAGAATATTATACATTGACAGAACTTACGGAGCGGTGGGATTTTTGCTTGCATGACGCTTTGTATCTGGCAGAAAATAATATCTGTCGGTTTTGGATTAATCTGCCAGAGAGTGATGCTATACGTTTTCGAAAAGAAAGTAACAACGGTTTGACTTATGATCTTCCTCTTGAAAATTGTCAGGCAAAAGGATTGCTATTGCTGACGACAGAAGATGTGCGGCGCATTATCATTTACAAAACAGCCAATGTTATTCAGCTGCTCTGTCAGGACGATATGACAGTTTTTGTGCGGCTGAAAGCGGTGAGAGAACTGACAATCGATGATGTGCTAATACTTTGTAAAGATAAGCTCCGTTTGGAAAAAGAGCTGGGATTTTTTGACAAGAAGGCTAAAGTTAAAAGTGCCGATATTCGTCATAATATTGATGATTTCTTTATTGAAGAACTGCCGAACGGATATACAAAATTCAGCTACCATGGAAAGAGCTATGTTTATGGCTTTGTACAGTCGAAAATTATTAAACAATTGTATGATGCCGCAAAAGACGGGCGGATTTGGATTTATGGCAAAACCTTGTTAAAAAATGCAGGATCCACCAGTTATCGTCTTGGTGATGTTTTCCGCCCGCACAAAGAATGGATGGAACTGATTAAAAGCAATAAGCAGGGATTGTACCGTTTGTATTTAGTGTAAAGAATAGCTGCAATTCTTAAATATTAATAAACCTTGACTTTTGTAAAATTCCGACTAATCTAAAATAATACCTTATATTAGTCGGAGTTTGCTATGTATATTCAAAGAACCATAGAAAAAAGCATTGAGAGAGCCAACAAGTTTTTTCCGGTAGTGTTAGTTACGGGACCGCGTCAGGTCGGCAAAACGACGGTTTTGCAAAACTGCGAAACCCAGCCTCGGACTTATGTGTCACTAGATACACTGGAAAACAGAGAGCTGGCAAAAAATGATCCAACGTTATTTTTGCAGCGTTATCCCGCGCCGGTGCTGATTGATGAGATTCAGTATGCTCCGGAGCTGTTCCCTTACATCAAGGCCAGCGTGGACAAGGAAAAAAAGAACGGAATGTATTGGCTGACCGGTTCGCAACAGTTTCATCTGATGAAAAACGTCTCTGAAAGTTTGGCCGGACGGGTCGGCATTTTGCAACTGGAAGGCTTGTCACAGGACGAAAAAAACGGGCATCCGGACGTTCCGCCCTTTCTGCCGACGGAAGAATACATAAAAACCAAAGTACAGAATGCGACTGAAACAGATTTATTAAAAATTTACGAACTGATTTGGAAAGGTTCATATCCGAAGCTTTATCCGGCAGACAGCGATTATTGGGCAGTCTTTTACGAATCTTATATGCAAACCTATATTGAACGCGATATTAAAGCGCTAAGCGCGGTGGGCAATGAGCTTGATTTTGTGAAATTTATGCGAGCGCTGGCGGCCAGAACCGGAGAGATGCTGAATTACAGCGAACTGGCAAACGATGTCGGCGTTTCACAACCGACAATAAAGTCCTGGCTTTCCATTTTGCAGGCTTCCGGGCTTGTTTATATTCTGCGTCCTTATTATAACAATGTTGGCAACCGTTTTATCAAAACGCCGAAAGTCTATTTTATGGACACGGGGCTGGCCTGTTATCTGACCGGCTGGAAAACGCCTGAAGTTTTGGAAAGCGGTGCAATGAGCGGCAATATGTTCGAGACTTATGTTGTTTCTGAAATCATCAAAAGCTATTGGCATAACGGCAAACAGCCAGACATTTACTATTATCGCGACAAAGAAAAGCGAGAAATTGACGTGTTGCTCCATGAAAACGGCACGCTGTATCCGGTAGAGATTAAGAAAAAAAGCAACCCGGACAAAGGAGATATCAAGGCTTTTAACGTTATCGAAACGCTTAAACAAAAAAGAGGAACTGGCGCTGTTGTCTGTATGGCGCAGACGCATTTGCCCCTGACTGGTGATGTTAATATCATTCCGGTTGGATATTTGTAGTCCCGCCAGCGTAATAGTTTTTAATTAAAATACATAAAAATTTTTCGACTAATTTTAAATACGACCTTAGATTAGTCGAACTTATCAGCATAAATTGTCAACGTTTATTAAAAAAATTTTATAATATATAACGGCAATAAACTAAGAAATCTGCGGTGGGGCAACAGCTTTACTGCTCCCTACATCGTGGAAAACAGCAGAAACATTAAGAATGGCATTGTAACTTCTAACAACTATGGAGCTTATGATGCAACCGACAAACATTATTTATGAAATAGCCTCAAAGCCGATCGGCGAGCTGGCTGAACTGCCCACAGCCGAACTGGCTGAGATGCAAAAGGAAGTAGAGACCCTGATTGCGCTGGCAGACAATGTGCGCAAATGGTTGAATGGAGCTTTGATGCTGAAATATCGTGACCGGCTCGATGCCAAACGGCGGGAACTTGGCCGCACGTTCGGCGAAATCCGTTTGCAGGAAGACGGGCTGGAAATTACGGAAGACCGGCCGATGGTGCTGGAATGGCAAAAGGACAAGCTTAAGGAATATGCTAAACGCATTGCAGCCAATGGCGGCAACCCGGAAGACTATATGGACATCGACTATACGATTTCAGAGGAAAAGTATTGTTCGCTCAGCGATGAAGCCCGTAAAAGCCTGAACGCTGCCGGAAACATCCGCCCTGGATGTGCGGTCATTACTCTGACCCAAAGGGAAACTGCCAATGACTGATATTGAAAACCTGCATGAGCGGCCGTTGTCCTCTTTTGCCGAATTAGGCAAAGTTGCTGTTAATCGGTTGGCGGAAAACAAAATTATTACCGTTGCGGATTTACTGAAACGCTCAAAACGAGATTTGCTCTATATTCCCGGTTTTGGGCCGAAAAGCATTGATCAGGTTCTGAAACTGCTAAAGAAATATAACCTTAAAATCCGCGAACGCTAAAGTTTATCGAGGGGGATAAGCCGATGCAGTTTTATTATGACAGCGGACTCTTGAAAAAAAGAGTTCTGCAGGATTTGGAAATCTGGCTGCCGCAATGGTACCCGAAAGGACGCGGCCGCAAAGGATATTTTGAAATCGGAGATATTGGCGGCACACCCGGCGACAGCCTGAAAATCTGCCTTTCCGGTGCCAAGCGCGGCCTGTGGTACGATTTTGCCACGGCCGAGGGCGGCGACGTTTTCTCTCTGTGGGGACGCAACCGCGGTATCTCCGGTTTTGGCAATATTCTCAAAGACATTGCCGGATATTACGGCATCAGTGGTTGTGAAGTCCCCGGAACCAAGGAAAAACGCGGCAGCCCGGATCGGCGGCATGTTTATCTCAATGCAGACGGCGATATAATATGTTATATTTATCGCTACGAATATGCAGACAGCAGCAAAGAGTTTCTGCCCTGGAATGCGGCAAACGGCAAGACCGAATTTCCGTCCCCGCGGCCGCTTTACCGCCTGCCGCAGCTTCTTAAAAACAATGTAATCATCTTAGTTGAGGGCGAAAAATGCGCTGATGCGCTGGCCGCCGCCGGATTTGCAGCGACGACGCTGATGGGCGGTGCCAATACCCGGATTGAAAAAACGGATCTCTCGCCGCTCAAAGGCAAAGACATCATTTTGTGGCCGGACAATGACGAACCGGGGCGAAAATATGCCGACAATGTGGCTGAAGCTCTGCTAAAGCTGCCGGTTTCCTCACTTAAAATCACCCCGTTAACACCGGACAAGCCTGCCAAATGGGATGCGGCAGATGCGGTGGCGGAGAAATTTGACATTGTCGGACATCTGGCCAAAGCGGAAATTTATGAGCCAACGGAAAAGTTAAAACCAAGCGGACGTTTGAAAATCGCTGATTTTACCGGAGAAATGTTCGCTACCGAGCCGCCGGAACTGCAATTTGTGGTCAAAAACACAATTCCGCGCGGCGTGGTCGGGCTGCTCTCGGCAATGGGAGACACCGGCAAAGGTATGCTGTTATTGGATTTGGCGCTCAAAATCTGTCAGAATAAGACAGGAATGAGCCTTAAAGCCTTCGGTAACCCGGTAACGGCTACCGGCAGCGCGGTCATCTTTGCCGGAGAAGACACTGCCGACGAAATTCACCGCCGGATTTACAAGCTGATGCCGGGCGGACTAAACGGACGGATTGATCCGGCCAAACTTCATATCATCCCGCTGCCGAATGCGGGCGGGCCGTTTGCAATTGCCCGAAAATGCCGCGGCAGCGACGAATTTTGCCTGACCGAAGAATTTGAAAGCATCAAAACGCAGCTTGAAGCCATTCCGGACTTGGCGCTGGTGGTGTTTGACCCGCTGGCCTCGTTTGCCGGATTGGATCTGAACGCTGATCCGCGGGCGGCAAGCTATATTACCGGACAGTTGGCCGCGCTGGCGACCGCAACCAATGCCGCGGTTATTGTTGCCCACCATATTCGCAAAAACGACGGAATCACGACACCGCAGGAAGCCCGCGACGCCATTCGCGGCACAACCGCAATCGTGGACGGGGTGCGGTTTGCAATTGCCTTCTGGGCAAATACCGCTGAAGAAAAAAAGATTTTTGCCGAACTGGACCAGGAATACCGTCCGAATGCCTGTTTCAAAGGCGCGGTAGTCAAAGCAAACTTTGGAGCCGACCGGACGGTGCGCAACTACATACGCAGCGAAACCCGGGCGGTGTTAGAAGAAGTGCCGGTCAAGATTGTGCCGAAAACCCTGTCGGCAGAAGAATTTGACAAGCTGCTGGTTGAAGCTATCGGCGAAGCGGAGAATGCCGGAACGCCGTTTGCAATTTCAGGGATCTCCGGACTTTACGAAAACCGCGAGAAACTGCCGTTTGAACTGCAGGAAGCTTCCCGCGACTTTATCCGCAATACGGCCAAACGGCTGTTGGTTTCCGGACAGATTTGCCGTATCGGACAGACCGGCAGCAGTGATAAAAAATGGCTTGGTATCCCCGATGCCGGGAGGTGCGCATGACGGCGCCGTTACCATACTTTCCTGAATGTAAAAAGCCGGAATACGCCGTCAGGAATCCGCAATGCAGGAAAACTGCGGCTTACAGCAAAATAACCGCTAAGGCAAAGACGGGTTTCCGTCATGAGCGTGACGGATTCCGGCGTTTAGATTTTGGTTCAGGAATCGCTTTTAACTCATTGAAAAATAATCATTACTATTTGAAGAAATTCACAACAGCGCGGTCGGTATATATATTTTTTAAAATATATATACCGGCTGCCGTGACCGTCGTCAGGAACGGAAAACAGGAACAGCAAAGGAAATTGTCATGGCAGAATTAATTTGGACACGGGAGATGGTCAAAGACTGGTTCGAGAGCGCCGTTTATACCCTCAAAAAAATGCCGAGAGAAAAGGTTCAGGGTTATAAAACCTATTGGCCGGGCATCAGATATACCGAAATGGAACTTTTGCAGATGGACAGTAAACCTATCCGTCTGGTAGCCAACAGTCTGGACATTGCCCGTTTGGATGCGGTGCTGGAATGGATCTATCTGGTGGATAATATAGACCAGCGGTGGATTATCTGGCAGCGGGCCAAACGTTATCCCTGGCGGCTGATCTGCAAAAGATACGGCAAAACCAGCCGAACGCTGATTGACTGGCACAATGCCGGGATTGATGTCATTGTCAAAGTGTTGAATAATCCCAAAAGTGATCTCTTTGCCAGGAACCGCGTTCTTTTAAGCAAATATTTGTCTTATTAGCTGGACTTATATGTTTGTTTCCGGCTTTGTGTTGTATATAAAGTAAAATCATCTGATGAAAGGAACAATATGAACAATACAAACATCTGCCTGACCATCGATCCTGAAAATAAAGCTCTGGAAATTGCTGTAGACAAC